GTGTCATATCGGCTTCCTCAATCCTGATACCTCGACCTGTACCGTCAGGATACCAATGCGGGTTAGCCGGTCTCCAGTAGTAAGCGTCAGCACTCCCTCGATCTTTAGGTGAACCATGCTTAGGGAATTGGTCTAGTAATGTCATTTGCTTTTCCTTTCTTTTGGTTTGAATAAAAATAAATCAAGTACGGGATCGATTTTATATAGATTATACAAGGTACGCAACCGCCCTTCGCTATGGTAAACAAAACCTCCCCGCGCTTTCCGGTGTTTCTTCATCAACTGTTCGCGTCTTTGCTGACGCTCTTCGTTAGAGAGCATGACGCCACATCCAAACCATAATCCCAATATGGATTGAAGCCAATACGACCAGTGCTAAGATCATCAATAGGTTATCTTTCATTTGCTCAACTCCTCTTCAAGATAGTTATCAAAAACGTCCTGCGCTTCTTCAGTAAATATATAATCCCCATTCGCTTGCCTAACAAACGGGTTTTCAATTTCTGCAATTGTCGCCGCTTCAGCACTCTCGATTGCTTGATCTTTTCGTACTTCATACGCTTCGATACTCTGGTTAAAACGTGACCAGTCACTGAAGCCTTCATTCTCCGCTACGTCCAACGCTTTTTCGCGGTCTTTCGCCTGAATAAATTTCTCATAGTTAGCGGATACAGAAACCTTATAAGTTTTCATCGTGTTACCTCCTCGATATCTAACGCAGATAAATCGTCGAACTGACCCGAACAATACCGTTCTAAATGCTCCAAAAATTGCTCGAACGCTTCGCTCTCATCGTTCGCAGAATACTCTCCTCTAAATGTTATCCTATAGGTTTTCATTTTGATTCCTTTCATAATCTTTTAAGTTCAGCTTTTAAAATGATCTCGGAGAAAGCTAACGCAATTCTCTCACGGTTATTTTTGTCCGCTACAATAATGAGCTCCGCTAAAGCCTTCCCAAACGAACCCATACCAAAACGCAGATTCTTAACGATACGATCTCGCGCTTTCTCTTCGTTTAACATATCTCTAGCGTGCATCCCATCATGAACTAGAACTGTCATATCGTACAAAAATTCTTTTTTCATTGTTTACCCTTTCAAAGTTAAAGTTGCGGGAACCGTTAAAGCTCCCGCGTTAAAGTTACTCACCGGCTTTCAGAATTTTGTTAGCCGTTGCGAATATCTGTTGAGCGTCTTTACTGGTCAATTGATTATCGCCTAACCAACTCTGAATGTAACCACGCGAAGCGTCTAGATTTCCGGTTTCCAGTAAACTGCATAGAATATACGCTACGGATTCGGCTTGCACTTCTCTGAGGTTTTTAGGCGTACGTTCGTCATCAGATAACATAGCCTCTTTAGTGTGACCGAGTACAACGTGTGCTATCTCATGGAATAAAGTTTTCTCGGGATATCGCGCAACTGGGTTAACTGAAACTTTGTTTTTAGTGGCGTATCCTTGACAATTACCGTTAACGTGCTCGAAGGGTACACGCTCGATTTCCAAAGCCTTCAGAGCCTTCTCAGCGTCCCACGATGGAAGCTTGGTTTCTGGTGCATACTCTTTACCCTCAGTTTGCGACATTGCAAACCATCGAGGCTTTGAAATAAAAGTATTAATTACTTGGTCGGTTTTATTGCCGTCTTTATCTTTCTTATTAAACGATACTGGCATGATTAAACTGATAGCCTTTTGACCCTTCGAGACTCTCCGCCCAAGTTCTTTCCAACGCTTAAATGTTGCAATCGGTGTTATGGGTAAACTCCTAGCGCTTAATTGCTCCATTGCTAAAAACTGATTTAACAAACTGTAATCGTAAAATGTTCTATAACATGAACTAATATATCCTGGCTTATTGAGCGCATCATCTAAAAGGTTTTGGTACTGAGTTGCATCGGTCATTTGCTTTCCTTTCGTTATGTGTTTTGACTAAGACCGCCCCAATAGTACCGGAGCGGTTTCGGCTAATCAAGCCTTATCAATTAGCCTGTAGTTGTAAAGACGCTACCCAATAGAGCCTCGAGAGAATGTAAGTTTTTCTTTTTCCGAAGCACTCCATTGCGAAGCGTGTAATAACCTAGAAAGGTTTTGGTGCTCGGCTTCCCGCGATAGATGATATACTCCGCGTTTGGATTACCGCCGAAAACCTCTAAGTTTCTTCGGAAGTGGTCACTTAATTCTCCCATTGTTTTTTTGATAATGAATACCTTGCCATTCGATTCTGCTTTACTTGCATAGTACATATTGCATTTCCTTTATATTGGTTATGTCGTTTCGCTACCGACACCGTTAATGTAGTCGATTACCGCCAACAAATAAAGTGGCAATTATGTGGCAGACTTGTGGCGTAGTGTGGCAATCTGTGGGTAGCTGTAAGTTATTGATTTATAAGGAATTTAACGATCTCACTGTCGGGAATACCATAGTAGCCGAAACCCGCTAGAATCGCTTAGAAGCGCTCTGAGAGCCTCTCAGGGCTATGTGTATCATTTATACAACCCGGGAGCCGGGACTGTGTCATTTATGCTACATCCCCTCTCTGTTTTTAACAGCACTCCCTCGGTCTATTTATATCGGCTAAAGGGTACTGAAGCGCCACACACTTTCCCGACTGTTCAGCAACTCTTATAACTGAGTAGTCTTATACAAGAGTACTCTTATGTCTTATATAAGACCTGTAAAGACATGGGGGGAGGGTCTAGCTGTACTACCTAAGCTATTAGCTACCCCAACAGACACAAAAAAGGCTAAAATAGGCATAATACTGCATAAATTAAAGAGTAACTATGTAGAAAAAAGACATTTAGAATTAATGGTTTATAACATGAACCATATAGTGAACATTTAGAACTAAAAAGAGTAGTCCTGCGAAGGTAAATAATGCTTGACAAAAGCCTAAAAGTATGCTATACTTAACCCCACTATACAGATGTAAGAGAAAATTATATGGTCCATTTAATAATCATAGTAAAAATAAAACAACTTAACACTGTATAGCTTTTATAGTTACTAATAGACCTGAAAGGATAAACTTTTATGTCCCTTGAAGATCCTCAGCCTAAAAAACGCGGTAGAGGTAGACCTCGAAAGACTGAGGTTGAAGCAAAAAAGAAACGAAATAAGGTTGGTCGTCCTCCAGGTGAGGCTGCTAGGATCAAAGAGTTTCATGCAAGGCTGTTAGCTACAAGTGGTGAAACGGTTATTAACACAATAATCACTAAGGCACTTGATAACGACGACAAAGATCAGGTAGCGTGTCTTAAGATGTGTATTGATCGTGTGTTACCGATGTCGTATTTTGAAAAGGGTAGGGATGCAGGTAGAGGCAGCGTCAACATTCAGATATCTATGGTAGGCGATAAGCAAGCTGAGGTATTAGAACAAGAAGAAGTAACTGATGTAGAGTTTGAGACTGTTCAGAGTACCGATTATTCGGTAGAAACTAAAGAAGGCTAACGGATGTCAGACCTGAAGATTAGTTTACTTCCCTGGCAACAGGAGGTCTGGACTGATCCAGCTAGATTTAAGGTTATAGCTGCTGGTCGTCGGACAGGTAAGAGTAGAATGGCTGCGTGGAGACTCATAGTGTCTGCGTTAGAAGCTGATAAGGGTCATGTCTGGTATGTAGCCCCTACTCAGCAACAGGCTAGAGACATTATGTGGCAACAGCTACTGGAGTTAGGTAATCCGGTCATAGCAAATAGCCATGTAAACAATATGCAGTTAACATTGATTAATGGTTCTATGATTTCTTTAAAGGGAGCAGACAGACCAGAGACAATGCGAGGTGTAGCTTTAAAGTTTGTTGTACTCGATGAGTATGCAGATATTAAACCTACAGTTTTCGAGCAGATTCTTAGACCAGCGTTAGCTGACTTGAAGGGTCACTGTATATTTATAGGTACACCGAAGGGACGTAACCACTTCTACGACATCTACAAGATGGGACAGAGTGGTAAGCCAGAGACTAAAGACTGGAAGTCCTGGCACTTTACTAGCTTTGATAATCCACTGCTAGATAAAGACGAGATTGAAGTAGCAAAGAACACCATGTCTACGTTCGCATACAGACAGGAGTTCATGGCTAGTTTTGAAGCACCACAGTCGGAGATATTTAAAGAAGACTGGGTGGTAGTAAAGGATAAAGACGATGAGCCAGAGTATGGTACTTACTACATGGCTGTTGACTTGGCAGGTTTTGAGAACGTATCGAAGCAAGCCAGTAACAAGAAGAAGTACCTAGACCAAACGTCTATAGCTATTGTCAAGGTAGGTGATGACAATAAATGGTGGGTAGATAAGGTTGATGCAGGAAGGTGGGATATTAAAGAAGTATGCGAGAGAATCCTAAAGCATGTCCGATTATACGACATTCAAGTAATTGGAATAGAAAAAGGTTCTCTAATGAGAGCATTGCTGCCTTACTTAACAGAGATGATGTTAAAGCAAGGTGTGTATCCCAGAATAGAAGAGGTAGCACTAGGTAATAAAAGTAAGATAGACAGAGTTGTGGGTGCTTTACAAGGCAGGTTTGAACACAAGCAGGTAGAACTCTGTGATGGTGACTGGGTAAGAGAGTTTAAAGACGAACTACTAAACTTTCCTACTACTGGTGTGCATGATGACATGGTTGACTCGGTGAGTTTAATTGCTCACATAGCTAATGCAGCAGTGTACTTTGATGACTACGAAGATGATTACGAACCCTTAGACATAATATCAGGATACTAATATGGCTGAACAATATCAAGAAACAGACTTTAACTCAGAGGAAGAAGAAGTAACTCAGAGTGATAGGGAGCTAGTAGCTTTCGTAGTTGACCACTGTGACAAGTGGAGAGACTGGAGGGATACTAATTATGAAACCAAGTGGGATGAATATGAAAGGATTTATTATGGAATTTGGTCCGCAGAAGATCGTACGAGGGATAGTGAACGTAGTAAAATTATTAGTCCTGCCACCCGTCAAGCTGTTGATAACAGGGTTGCAGAAACTATGGAAGGTTTTGCTGGATCAGGCAAACTGTTTGAAGTAACAGATGACGGTTTAGATCAGGAAAGAACTGATGTTGAAATAATGCAAGCTCTTCTGTTAGAAGATACACATAACAATGCGTACATTAATAATGTATCATCTATTGTTAAACTAGCAGAAATATATGGTACTGGTGTAGGTGAGGTTTTAGTTAAGACTGAGATGGAACGTATACCTACAACACAGCAAATGCCTGGAGAACAAGGTATGGCTGCTGTTGGTGTTACCGAGCAAGAAAAGGTTGTAGTAAAAGTCAAGCCTGTTAATCCTAGAAACTT